AGTGCCAGCGTGTTGACCGCGAAGTTGGACTGCAGCGCCGTGTGCTTGAAGAGCTGCGCCTTGACCGTCTGGTAGCCCGCGCCGCGGCCCAGCTCGATGACGATGCGCATGCCGTGGCGGTCCGACTCGTCGCGGAGATCGGAGATGCCCTCGATGCGCTTGTTGCGGACGAGGTCCGCAATGCGTTCGATGAGGTTCGCCTTGTTCACCTGGTACGGCAGCTCGGTGACGATGATCTGGCGCTTGCCGGCCTGCGACTCCTCGAGGTCCATGACGCCGCGCATCGTGATCGGGCCGCGGCCGCTGGCGTAGGCCTGCCGGATCTGCTCCCGGTTGAAGATGGCGCCGCCCGTCGGGAAGTCAGGGCCTGTCACCATGCCGAGCAGGTCGTCGATGGTGGCGTCCGGGTTGTCGATCAGCATCGCGACGGCGTCGATGACCTCGGTGAGGTTGTGCGGCGGGATGTTCGTCGCCATGCCGACGGCAATGCCGCTCGCGCCGTTGAGGAGCAGGTTCGGGATGCGTGCCGGCAGCACGACCGGCTCGCTGATCGAGTCGTCGAAGTTCGGTTGGAAGTCGACGGTGTTGCGGTCAATGTCCCCGAGCAGCTCGGTCGCGATCGGGGCGAGCCGCGCCTCGGTGTAGCGCTGCTGCGCCGGCGGGTCGCCGTCGACGGAGCCGAAGTTGCCCTGCCCGGTGACGAGGGGGTAGCGGAGCGTGAAGTCCTGCGCGAGCCGGACGAGCGTGTCGTAGATCGGGTCGCCGCCGTGCGGGTGGAACTTCCCCATCACCTCGCCGACGATGCGGGCCGACTTCTTGAAGGCGCTGTTGGGCCCGACGCCCAGCTCCTGCATCCCGAAGAGGATGCGGCGCTGCACCGGCTTGAGGCCGTCTCGGATGTCGGGCAGGGCGCGCGAGACGATGACGGACATCGCGTAGTCGAGGTACGACTCGCGCATCTCGTCTTCGATCCGCGTCGGGCGGATTCGATCAGGGCTGTCCTGTACCAAGTCGAGCCTTTCGGCGCGCGGTCAGCGCGATCGTCGCCGGTAAGTGGGGAGGAGTGCGGTCGAACCGATGTCGCCTGCCTCGTGATGGTCGTGCGCGACTGCGGAGAGAATGCTGGCATAATCTGGCGAGTCGCGGCGCAGCACATCCGAGATGATCACGTCCGCTTCCCAATCGTCCGCCATCGCCTGCACAATGTCATTCGAGTGCATCGCCCGCCCGCCGGGGTACACTTTAACGCCCTGTATGTCGAGTTTTGTCCCCATCAGGCCGTAATTGGCGAGCACGGCGATTGGATGGCCGTACTGGGGCAGCGTTGCGCAGATCAGGCCGGTCTGGTTGCCATAGCCGGTGGCCGCCCAGGGCGCGTTCGAATACCACAAGACACGTTTCCCCGGCCCCTCCCCGGGGCCGGGGAGGGGTTCGTTTGAATGACCGTTTTCATTCATGAACAGGGAAGCAGGGTGGACATATAAAGCCCACCCGGTCAGGCGTTCGCCTTCGAGCCGATGCCATCACGGACTTCCAAGTTAATGGTAACCCGCCCTGGCGCCGGCGCGCCGGTTTCGGCATAGCTGGCATTGAGCCACTGCCCGGCGGTCAGTTTTCCGCTGCCGGCGGTGACGGTGACTTCCTGCGGCGTGTTGGCCGTCCAACCCACCGTGCCGCCTGCCGTGCCGCTGATGACGGTTTGTGCTGTACCGGCCGCGCCGCCATTTTCCAGGGAAATTTCCCAGTAAGTGCCGGCAGCCGCGGCCTGAGCCGTATCAGGGGCAACATAACACTTCTCGATAGTGTAATTGTGATCGTCCGGTACACGGAGCAGCGGGATGCGCTTGCTTGCGGCGGGGTCGCTGACGTTGATTGCCAGTGTAAAGGGTGCGTTATTCATCTCATGCCTCCTATGTTGGCTCGGTAGCGTCGTGCGTGAGCTTGACGCCGTACTCGTCGCGCAACTCGCCCACCGCATAGCCGGCGGACATATTCAGTTCGGTGGCCTTGCGGCTGGCGTCGCGTTCGGGTTCCAACATCGGCGCCTCGCGCTCGTCGAAACCCAGGGCATTCGGGTTGAACACCGCTCCGACCGCGTCGTCTCCGCCGTCAATGGCGATGTTGGCGCTGGTGAACCAGTTAGCTGCCAGGAACGCCCCGACGAAAAAGCTGCGCAGAGCTTGATTGGCGATATCGCCCAGGAACGCCTGGTTCGCGGCGGGTTGGCCCAATTCCACCCATACGTCATGCCAGCCATAGGGATGGAGCACGAAATAGAGCGGATTTGGTGATTTTTGGTTACGCAGCACCGAGATGGCTGCCGCGCAGTTGGCGATGGTCAGAGCGCTGCCGGCCGAGGCCTTTCCGGTGCCAAACCCGGTGAATAGCGCCACCAGGTCGGTGTCGATCTTGGTTGCGAGCGCCCCGCCCAATTCCTGCGCGGCGTCCTGCGCGGCGTTGTCGGGGTCGGTTTGCACGTCTTCATCCGTCAAAACGACCTGCGCCATTTTGACGGTCGGGGAGAGAGTGTACTTCAGCGATCTACCAAACGTGGTCGGGTTTTGGAAGTCCACTCCCTCGGGTTTCTCAACAGCCGTAACCTGCGGGCGGATGCTGCCCTTGCGCTGCATATAGCCGGTCGCGTTGAAGTTGCGCACGAGACCCACCATGATGGTGGATTCGCGTGCGACAAACAAGGCGTCATCGTAGATCAGGTTGAACAGGCCGTTGAGGTCTTCGGTGGTCGTGATTGCCATGATAGCCTCCAAAAGCGGGGGTTAGCCGCTCTTGCTGATCGGCTGGCTTGGACCGCTCTGTATCCGCACCCCACCCCCTTTGAAGAACGTATTATCTTTGACTCCGCCGCCGAAATATTGCTGGCGGCGTTCCGCATCGGTTTTCCCGGCGCTTATGGTTTGATCCGGGTTGGTGGGGCCGATGGGGGGAGCAAGCGGGTTTCTGCCATGCTGATTATTGGTTAGTAAAGTCCATGGCGCGGCTGCAGCGAGTGCATTGATCGCCGCGTCCAGCCCCTTGAACTGGGGATCGGCGAGGTCCACGTGTTCCATATCCAATAGCCGGAAGGCCAGCTTCGGGTCGGCGAATTTCCCGGCCATCAGGCCGAGCGATGCCGCTTCAAGCCGGGCCTGGGTCGCAGCCTGTTCGGCTATTTCGGCCCTGGCGTTGGCAGCCTGTGTGGCCTGTTGGGCCGCGGCTATGTCCGCCTGGATACGCTCCTGCTCGCTCATCTTATCCCGGAGAGCTTTCTGCCCTTCCTTCACAGCCTTTTGCAGCGTGTCGACCGATTCGAAGCCCAGCGCTTTAACCATTTCGGCTTTGGCTGAGTTTTGCGCCCGGTCGAGGCGTTCCTTCAACGCCGCAGGGGTGAATTTGATTTCTTCCCCCGAGCCTTTACCGTCCTTCACCTCCGGCTCTTGCGGAGCGGGGGAGGGGTCCCCGGACGTGGGGGGGGCAGCAGGGCTGCTCTTGGCTGGGGGAGTGGTAGGATCGGCGGCCGGGGGCGGCGCACCGCCTCCGCCGTCGTCCTTCTCACGGAAAAAGATGGGGGGCAAGATGCCCGATGGGTGGAACAACATGGATACCTCCCGCAATTAACCGCTTGCGTGGCGTCAGTTTATTTTTTGACCCCTGCCTGGAGGCTGGCCTGCTTTTTGAGGTCGGCCAGCATCGCTTCGGTCTCGGGGTCGAGTTCTGCTTCGGCTTCGCCTGGTTCAGCCATTGGCTCGGCCAGGCTTTCAGCCGGACGGGTACGTCCGCCGGCCTGCACTTCCTGCTCCGTCTGAAGATCAAGGGCTTTCAGGGCTTTATCCAGCCCTTTGCGCTCATAACCCAGGCAGGCCAGGGCCAGCGTCGCCGCCGGCGATTTGTTTTTCTTCAGGTCGCCCAGCCGGTTGACCATCTGGGTACACCAGCGGCTTTCGAGCGGCGTCCAGGTCAAGGGCGGAACGGTGCGCAGCCGCCGGATTTGCATGGTTGCGGTGAAGTCGCACAGCGCCGTCAATTCGGGATGAGTTTTCGCCCGTTTTTGGATCTGGTCGCTGTACGCCTGGGTCTGGGCAACGGTCAGGTTGATGTCATTCTCCAGCTGTTCACGGCCGGCGATGGCTTGTTTGCGGAGTGGTTGCATGGTGCAGGCGCGAATTAAAAAGAAACGGCCACAAGAGTCGTGACTCTCGTGGCCGTGTGTGTCTGGTTGGTCCAACAGCCCGCCGGTTGTGTTCCGGCTATGGGGTTTCGTTCGTAACCCCCTGATCGTAACCCGGGGGGTTGCCAGGCTGGAGCCGTTCGGATTTACCGGAGGTCAATAGGGAAAACCCGGAGACGCCCGCGCCTGTGATCTGGATTATAACGAGATGATTTCCGGCGTGCAAGCCCCTCACCCTCCGCAGGAGTCTCAATTCGGCAGGTGTGACTGGTTCGGAGGTCTTATATTCAGCCTGTTTTTCGCTCATGGCGTCTTGCCTCCATAAAATAATTGGGCCAGGTCGCCGCCGAGAATGCCCTTCAGGGAGTTCTCGCGCAGCATCCGGCCGTAGACCGGGTCGTTGTATGGGACGGTCAATTGTGAAAAATCGAACTTCCCGGCATTCCAGGCGGCCCATTTGCCCGGGCCCATCATGCGGCGCTGGAGAACGGCGGGCTGCGCCCGAAACCAGGTCTCGCCGGATGGCACGACCGGACGCAGATCGGGGATGTCCGGGAAGCCCAGTTCCGCGTAAGAACGTGTGATTGGCAGCGGCGCACACCTTCCTTGGTGATGATCGGCCAGGATTTCGGTCAGGGGATGCTCGCTGCCGTGCTGGGCCACACAGGACATGCAGACCCGGTCGTCCAGCTGTGCGAACCAGGTCCAGCCTTTGACCACCCAGGAATTATTCAGGTAGTTTTGATGCGCCGCCGCCCGGTACGCCCACAGGTGAGCAGTGCGCGCGGTAGTCATCGCCCAGTTCAGCCCTTCGCCCAACGCCTGGGCAATCAGGCGGGCCACGTCGCGGGGGTTCATCCCGGCGACGAACCCGGTCGCAATCGTCTCGCGGATGAATTCTGCCAGAGCCGGGCCGTAGTTGGTACGGATGCCGGCGATGAGCGGGCCGGTCGGGTCCAGAAAGCCGAACATGGTCGTCACCTGGTCGGGATTGAGAATTACCCACCGGCCCCGGATATAGGCTGCTTCCAGGCCGGGCAGGGCGGTTTGCGCCAACAGTAACCCGTCGTCGCCCGCTGCGCCAATCTCTGCCAGAATTTCCTGGCTAAGATTACCGGCCATGGCTTTGGCCAGTTTGGTCATTTCCCGCCGCACGCCGGCGATGAGATTGTCGAAGGATGCCAGCCGGATCAATTGGTCGCGGTCCGGAGCGCTTTCCCTGATGACCTTCAGGAGCGCGTTCCGGTCCGCTTTCAGCCGGTCGAGGGCTTTGGCGTACATTCCGGCCAGTTCGCGCAAGGCGGCGGCGTCCCGGCGGAGCAAACGCCGCCGGGCGGCGAGCATGGTTTTAATGATGGGATGTTCGTCTGCCGGAAGATCGGGAGGAATGGGGAAAGTCATAGATTTTTATTGAGCGAACCGGCTCGCGCTTGATTTCAATTCCCATCCCTGCTCCGATATTGTTTTGGGCTCAAAATATCATTCGCGAAAAACTCGCGCCCTTGCCGCTGCGCCACGTCCGCCCACCATTTCTCGAATTGTTTGGGCAGGAGAACGCGCTTTTCCCGCGCGCAGCCGTAGATACCACAGCGCGGCTCCCCGTTCATCGCCCTGGCGCAGGCACGCGGGCCGAAGGCCAGGGTGCAGGGGCTGCTGCGCCGGGACGGGTCCGGCGCGCCCAGTTTCCACAAATCCATGAGGGCGTCTTCCGCCCAGGCGTAGCCGGCCATGAGGGGCATTAATTTGTCACGCAGCTCGTAAATGCTGACCATGCGGGGGGATAGGGGCGGGGCGTCATTCGTCATTCTCGTCTCCATCCACACTTCCACCCCGGTCGAACTGCTCGACCAGGAACTGGCCCAGGTTCATTCCGGCCTGGGCTTCATCTTCCATGCGCCGCTGCTCCACCAGCCAGGAACGGCCGCGCTCCTCGGCGAGGGTTTGTTTGGAGACCAATCCGGCGGTACGCTCGAATTGCTGCTCGACGACCACTTCCTTCGCATCCATTGGCAGCGCATCCGGCCATTTGATGGAGGTGGTAAAGCCATCGAAGCCGGCCATCTCCAGCAGATGTTGATTGATCGTCATCAACGCCGCTCCATACAGCACGCGCTTGTCGCCGTTTTTTGTTAGTGCGCGGTGGGCCAGGACGCGCAGGGCGAAATTCGTCACCTGGCCGATCTTGTCGCGGAAGACACTCATATCCAACCCCCGGCCGACCGTCCAGAATGCCATGCGCAGCGACTCTACGAATGTTTGCGCTGCACCCAGGTCGGATTGCATTTCCAGGTTCTGCACGCGGGCTTCCGCGTTCGGTATGGTCCAAAAGGCATCAATGGATGTGTCCTGCAATTCGCCGGCGGTGAAGCCCGTTCCGACCGTCTTGGGGTGCGCGTGGATTTTCAGGATGCGCCCGGTGTTCGAGGCGCTGAAATTGATGGCATCGTTGATGCCGGTAATGTCTTCCAGGTCGGTCAAGCCCCAGTATTGTCTGCCATGAACCAGATTCGGGCCATCCACGATAGGCGCCCAGTTCCAGGGCCAGGCGAACGGGCCATTGATCAGCTCCCATTTCCGGCGCTGGACCTGTTTCTTTGCTCGAAAATCGGCGACCAGCCAGGCTTCGGTTTGTTCACCGGCCAACCGCACGATCAACTGGCGGTGCAGGTAGGTGTTTTTCCGCCCGTTTGGCTCCTTGATGACCCGCTCCCATTCGATTTTGTAGGCCAGGGCGCGGGTTTTATCCAGCGGATCCGCCATGATGCTGACCATTTCCGGGTCAAGCACGACCAGCCGGGCGGGAATTTCCCCAGTTTGGGGAACGATTTTTATGAAGAAATGCCCGGCCAGGGTGCCATTCTTGCCCCAACGCTGGAAGAAGGGGAACCCCCCTGAGAGCCTATAGACCTGGTTCAACAGGTCAATAGCTGCCTCCAGCCGGGTCGTCGTCGCGTCCTCTGCGATTTCGCTCGCTTCCACATCTGCCGGAACGCCCAATTCGTCTATCTGCATCTGGAGGATGCCCGTCTCCGGGTGTCCCCAGAGCCAGGCGACAGAATCGTCCACAATAGTCCTGCAATAATTGAGCAGGATATTGTCATCGTTTTCCCCCGGTTTGACGACCAGGGGTTTGCGGTGGTGGCCGTCGTAGTAACGCCAGGCGGCCTGGATATAGGCCCGGCGGGCCTGTTCCGCTTTTTGCACATCCTCCTGGTCGAAATAGGTGTGCGCGTTGTCGAACAGGTCGAGGGCCTGGACGGTCTCCAAAACGCCCCACTCGCCGAATTCGAGCTCGACGGGCAGGTCGGATAGCTGGACGCCAAAACGGGTATTATCGCCCACCCTGAGCATCCTTCGCTTTTTGTGCCCTCTGACGGAAGTCGCCCGCCTCATCATCCATAGCCATGCTTAACTGCGCGGCAAATTCAGAAAACACTTTCGCAGTATGAGCGCAAGAGAATGACGTTTCCAACAGGGAAGCCCTCAATCGTTTTATAGATTCGGGATTTTTTAGATGGAATTCAAGCGTGTGCGGCTCGCCGGCCGTTTTCGATTTCATTTTCATTCGCCGCCTATGCCGTCATCTGTTCTTGCATGGCAATCGTGCGCAGGCCGCGCTCGGCGTCTTCCACGTTCCAGCCCAGTTCGACGAGGATATCGCCGGACTCGTAGACCCAATGAATTGCAAACCCCTCCCCATCCGAGGGCTGCACGGGGCGGACGGCGCGCTCCAGGCCCAGTTCGGCCGCGCGGTCGTTCAATACGTCTGTCCAATATTCAAGTTCGTTCACTGCTAAACTCCTTTCGATCAGTAAAACGGGCTTTTGCCTGTTTGCAGCTGGCCGCCGTAGCGGCCATGCAGTCGGACGCCGCCGGAGACGGTGTCAATTTGGTCGTCGAATTTATCGTTGTGCCCGGTAAAGGCGACGGCCTCCTCGATGAAGTCGGCGACCCACGCCCCGGCCACCAGGAAGACTTTCCCGTCTTCGGCCAGGGCGATCCAGGGCAGAGCACGGGTGAGTTTGTCGACTTCCACATCTACCCGGGCCAGGGCCAGGCCACGCAGATCGGGGTCGGTGCGGAATTCCTGGACGGCGGCCACGCCATGCAGGGCGCTCTCGACGCCGTGCATCACGCCCAGGGGCTGTTCGGCGAGCATGGTCGTCTTCAGCACCTTCTTTTGTTTCGGCCATTCCCACCGGCCGCGCACCATGGCGGCGATGTACAGTTTGCCCTCGGCGTCGAAGGCGACGCGGGCGCTGGCGGTATAGCTGGCGGTGGTCTTGGTCGAGATCGCCAGGTCCCAATAGCGCATCCAGCGCAGGCCGGCCGGGACTTTTTCTGGGTCAATGACCTGGAGCCATTCGCGCAGGATTTTAGCGCCGCCGGGCGGTTTGGGATGGCCCTGGTATTGGGAGGCCCAGTCGTAGGAGCCGAGCGCCCGTTTGGTCGCCAATAGTGTAGCGCGATTGTAGCGCGCCGGCCACAAGGGTGTCCCGGCCCGGCGGCTCAACGCGTCCTGAATGGGTTTGCCCTGGGGGTCTTTCGTCTCCGCCAGAGCGGGCAGGTTGATCAATTTCCAATGCTCCCCTTCACCCTGCTTTTCCTGGCCCAGCAGCCAGCCCACCAGGTCGTCTTCGTGCCAGCGGGTCTGGATGATGACAATCGCACCGCCGGGCTCGAGCCGGGTGCGCAGCGTCCCTTTGTACCAGGCTTTGAGGCTCTCGCGGACGGTCTGGCTTTCTGCTTCCTGGCGGCCTTTGAGCGGGTCGTCAATGACAATGATCTGGAAGCCGCGCCCGGTCAGGGGGCCGCCCACGCCGACGGCGACGAGGTTGGGATTGTCGGCGCTGCCCCCGGCGAGTGCCCAGCGGTGGACGGCGTGGCTCTCATCGGAGAGGGCAATGTCCGGGAAAAGCTGCCGGTAAAGCGGCTCGTCCCGGATCAGGGCGCGGACGGCGCGTGAGGCGTCTTCGGCCAATTCGCCGCCGTAGGAAACGAGCGCCAGCCGCCAATCCGGGTGGGCGCCGAGCAGCCTGGCCGGCCAGCGTTTGCTGACCAGGGTGGTCTTCCCGTGACGGGGCGGCATGGTGATGATTACCCGGCCGGCGCCCTGTTTCCCGCCGGTCAGGATGTATTGTTCGACCTGGTGTAAAACGCCGGAGATAAGTTGCAGATGCGCCGCGCCGATGAATTGCGCATCCACATACTCGCTAAAGGCCAGATTGTCCTCGATGGCGCGCTGGCGGCGGGCCAGGACGCGGTAGATTTCCGCCGCATCATTGAACAGCGCGGCGGATTGAGTACGCTTTTCGGATATGGTCAGTTCGGCAATGTCCATCAATAAAAAGCTCCCCGGGACCTGGACCGGCCAGGGACAGAGGAGCTAAGAGCGGCGGGCAGGATTTGAACCTGCGCCCTCCGGAGGGAGGCCGGATGCTCTACCGCTGAGCTACCACCGCAAGACGCAGCCGGTCGAAATATGCCTGGCCTACAACAGGCTCCGGCTGCGTAGGACGTACTCGTCCTCGCTTTCAAGGAGTGGAAAGATTTTAGCGAGGTGGGATCAAAAAGGAAACGCGGACGGGTACGTCCGACGCTTTCCTTTTTTGTGGGCTGTCGCAGCGCGGGCAATAAATGCGCCGGGGATTGTCTTTTATGAAAACCGACCGGCACGGGGGGTGGGCGCAGGCCACACTCTGCCCGAACACATACGCGCCAGGCTTGACGGTCCCGGGTTCGGCGTAGACCTCCACCGCTTCGGCGCGGGCGAAGGCGATGGGCACATCGTCCAGGCTGGCGGCCAGCGCCAGGATGGCCCGGCGCAGCGGCCCTCGGAGTACGGTTCCGCTGATGGCCGATTGGATATATTTGGCCGTCCAGGGCGGGTCCTGGCGGACAGCGGCGGACAGCTTCGCGGCCAGGGCTTCGTAGAATTTCATTTTGCCCTGGCCGTTCAGCGACGGCTCAAAATGAGCAACGATTTCGGCGAGGGCGCGGACGGGTACGTCCGACGCTTGAATGAGCTCGGGGGAGGTGGAGGGAGCGAGATTTTTGATCAATGTCTTAAATCCATCCAGGCCAGTTGAGCGGTGACGATCAGGCCGAGGCTCAGCCCAACGGCGATGAGCGCATCGGGCACCGGCCAGCCATTAAGAGCCAACAGCAGGACGCCCAATATGGAGGCGATTGCAAATGAGACAACAGAGAGGATGGCACTTTTCATTTGCTCTATTAAAGCCAGCCAGGGCAATTGTTGAGGCGCGGACGGGTACGTCCGACGCTCTCGCGAAGCCTCCCGGTAGCCGCCCCGCCTTGCAGGGCTGCACGGGGTGGCCGGCAAACGGGTTCGCGGGCTTTGCCGGGTTCGCGGGTTCGCGGCAAAATAAAAGCCCTGCGGGTTGGCAGGGCTTGGGGGGAGAATGCGGCCTATTGAAACAAATCGGATTTCCCCACCTCATCCCGTTTGACCAGCGCAGCAATGGCCCGCGCTTCCTCGGCCTGGGAGATCAGACTGGAGAGCCTCGCCAGGGAGATGGCAAGCAGCGCGGCGAGGAAAAAGCCGCCTCCACAAACCAGGCACGCCAATAAACGAAAGTAAGCGCTAACGTTTCCCATCTATCAGGCGCTCACACCAGCCGGAGTGCGTTTCCCCGGGCTTTGTCCACCCGGACCAGCCCCCGCCGCAGCCAATCCGTGCGCAGGGTTTCAATTTCGCTCCGGCTCAGCCCCAGGGTTTTCAGCGCCTGGTAAGTCGCCAGCCCATCCGCTTCCGTTTTCAGACGTACCAGAAAGATGCGCTCGTGAGCGGTCAGGCCGTCGCCCGGGTCCTGGATGTCGTCCAGGCTGGCGGCGCAGGTCTGGATCAGTCCCCAGCGATTGGTCATCGCCCGGCCCGGGAGCCGGATGCGGAGCGGAGCATCGTTCCCCACGAGCAGCCGGGCAGCGGGGGCATCCATGAAGCGGAAACAGATGCGGGTCTCGAATTGCCCTTTTAGTTTCCCCACCGATTTTTCGTCGAAATAGTGGCCGGCGACGACGAC